CCAAACTTTTGTAACTCGTATCAAACGCCTCTCGGAAAAACTTTGTTTCGGGTGTACCCTTTAAATAGATACTTCGGCTAATCATTGACACCATTTGTTTACGTGTGGTAAACCGACCATCTTTGCCACGTGTACCCGCTAACCCTTTACGCACTACCCAGCTATCAATAGCACGTCTTAAACCGCCCTTTTCTCCTTTGCCGCTTCCGTACTTATAAGGTGAGTTAGGTGCTTTGGCGCTTGAAATTTTACCTTTAACTCCATAATCTAAAAACTTCCAATAACTTTCAGCGTAAAAATCAAAAGCAATACTTCGGGGCATTTCCTTAGTTTCAAATCTTAAAGAGTCGGTCAACTTGTTACTTGTATTATGAGAACCGTATTTGCCTCCTTTCTTTAAGTTAGACTTCGCCCGATCTATAACAAGTTGCCCAAACTCATTTAAAGCCTGCTGTACGTTATCAATCTTCACAACAAACACTCATTGCGTTGTTCGGAATTGAAAGCGTTAAATCCACTTTCCATCCGTCTAACATATTCGTAAATTCTAAAAGTATCGGAGTTAAATCTGAAATGTTCTCAATCTCAATATCGTGTTCGTTTCTCGCTAACTGCATTTTGGTAATAGCATAATTTATAATAGCGTGGCACGTGTTTAAATTGTCAATCTCGTTATCGTTGCCTAGAAACTTATTATTTGATTTTACCTTTGACACGTTGCGAATATCTAACACCGCAATCTCAAACGTAAAAGTATTACTTTGTCCAGGAGCGGATGCGCTGGTTATATTAATATGGGCTAATGGAAATATATTTTTTTTTACGTTATCAATTATATCCGTTCCTTGCGTGATTGTATTAACGAAAGGAGCACCTTTTATGCTGTCTCTAATAAAGTTTAAACAAGTGTAGTATTGGTTCATTTCTGTTGTGTTTGTTTTATTCTACGTGCTTCCTCTTTGCTCTCATCAATCAAGTAAGATAGTAACGTGAGTGATTCAAAAAGAGGCTCTTTTCCAACGTCTGAAATTCTAATTTTAAGTTCTCGGCTAATTGTGATAAAGGATTGGTACCATCCCCATCGTTCGGTAAAACTTCCTCCAAATTCAGCTTCTCCCTCGCTGCCATCTTGGGAATAGAGCAAAGGGTAGTCTGTAACAATTCGCTGAATAAACTCCAAAAAAAAACCATTGCGCCACGTACTATGTGCATCGGAGTATCGTTGAAATTTAACGCAAGGGATTCATCTCCGGTAAACTCTTCAATCTCGTAATATTTTTCCCCGTTTACTTTTATGCTTTTTGTTATTGGTCGGTACATTACTGAAAGCATCAACTCTGTTAGTTCATCTTTACCCATACACGTGTCAATCGTTGCGTGTTCCCCTAGTGAGATGCGTTCCATATTTGCAATAAATCCATAATTTACGCCATTCATTTTAAACGTACGTGTAAGTGATGGCGATTGGTCAAGTGTTTGCGAAATTGTTTTAACTATATCGGCAAACTCCAGCGCTGGAAGTTTCATTACATCCGCTACTTCTAAATTGCAGAATATAGCAACCATCTGAATACAGATATACGTTTCGTCATCCGCATTATCGGCTACCACTTTTTGATATCGCTTGTACTGCGATAGGGTTATTTCTTTTAAATCTGTTGGAATTACTACTCTCATACTTATAAGACTAAAAAATGTGGTTTTGTTTATGTTATTATTACTTTTCGTGTAGGCTTTATTGCTAGTTGCATCATTGCGAAGTAGCGAAGCGCATCGATAGCGTGGTTCATCGAGTCAATCGGCTTGTTAAGTTTCTTGCCAGTCTTGTCAACATCCCAACTGTACGCCCTTAATTCTTTGATTAGGTTCACGCTTGTTTTTGTGATTAACATTTGCCTTTGTTGCAGCACTGAAATACCAAAGTTTATTGAATCGGCACCCTTAACAACCGCTTTGATATTATATCCTGCTCGCCTTATTTCCTCGATTGATTTCGGCTCGGCACTATCCGCCCAAATCGGGAGTCGTTTATCGTGGCTCATTAAGTTTATTATATCGGAGTTTAAAAGTGAGGTCGAATAGATTACCTCGTTGCAAATTATTTTACCATCGTATTCGTGAACCTCGATTAATGCGCTTGGATCGTTGCTATATCCAAAATCTAATCCGTAACCGATTAATTTTGCTTCGGCTGGTATTGTGTCAATCAGTTCGTAATTTTCGAATATAACGCCCTCCAGTGTTCCGAGTTGCCCTAATCCGTAAACCTTGTACCAATTATCCCAATAGGATGAAGTTAATGCCTTTTGCTTTGCTTTAGTTATGAAGTTTAAAGCGGATTCAGGGCAAGCCTCGTTATCTAAATAGTTTACTATTATAAAATCTACATCACTATCATTTTGCAGTTCGGTGTGGAACCAAAATTCGTTTGTTGGATTCCAATCTAAATAAACTCCTAATTTAGTTCGTGAAGCTAGTTCGGTGTATGCGTGAAATACCATATTGTTCGCTTCATTCATATAAAGATAATCACGCCTTGCGCCTCTCAACTTTGCATCGTTATCCGCTGAAAAAAACTCTATTTCACTACCATTTGAAAAGGTATATTTAAAGTCTGTGGCGTTCCATCGTTGGTCGAACCATCGATTTGTTTCTTTCATTATCTTTTTAAAGTCTTTCATCGCACCACGTTTGAGATGTGGTATTGATTCAGCGACTACACTAATCTCTGTTAACGGATTCTTGGTTGCAATATCAATTAAAATAGGAAGCACCGCAAACGTTTTACCCGCTGAAGTGCCTCCTTGTATTCCTTTGACAAATTTTGTCAAATTAAGTATTTTATTTATTACTGTGGTCCTAATAAACATCAATCCGGAAATAGTGGTTGCTCTGCAATTATAGTATTTTGAACCTGCTCGGTCAACCCGTTTAATCGTTGCGTTATGCTCGGATTGTATATTCCAGCCATACCCCCCTCGATTTGGTCGGCTTGTCTTTCTTTTACAATATGCGAACAGATAGCAACATATTCGTTGTATGCTTTATCCTTATTATCGAAGTATTGACCTACTGTTATTTTATAAGTCTTATACATCCAAACTTCAAAACCTTGTTGAGTTAAAGGTCTTTCTTTTTCTCTATAAACGTCCATAGCGTCTTTACCAACCCAGTCTTTGACTATAATAGGTTTGCTTTTAACGGCTTTTACATATTCATCCCAATACTCTAAAAGCCTTTCGGGTGTTTCTATGTATTTATGTTTGCTCATCGTTAAACAATTTATTCAAATCCTTTACCATTATCGCCATTATCTTTTCGCTTTTGGTGTTGGTGTTATCCAATCCGAAGTATTTTAAGTATAATGCTGGAATATTAGCATCGGAACTATTAAACGCTTCGCAGTCCTTACAATCGATTTTGCAAATAGGTTTTTTGTGTGTCCATTTATCCATCGTAAATTGTCTGTCCTCACATTTGGCGCATTGCTTTATTCCAACTGCCTCTGTGATATCTTTAACTATTGTTCCAAGTTTTGGTTTTTTATTTGACATATTAGTTTCTCTTTTGCTTTTTTATTTATGTTATGTATTGTTTGAATATGAATACCGCTATTTCTTGCAAGCTTTCTTTGTCCTTCAATATGAGAACGATAAACAACCGTACGCTCTAACCAACTAACTGTTTGCAATAATTCTTCTAATTCTTCTTTAGTTTTAAAAAAATCAATCCCTATATTATTATCATTTTCATCTTCAATAATCTCAAACTTTGTAAAGTCATCGATTAGTATTTCTTTTGTCTTTAAACTATCGTAAAAAAGATTTCTAAGAACAAAGTAAACATACCAATCAATTTTTCTTACATTTTTAAAGTCAACGCTTTTTAAATACATCTCCTGCACAATATCGTCAGCAAGGTCTTTGTCTTTCGTAATTTTGAAAGCCATCAATCGCCAGTCGCTGTCTCGTTGTGCAAGTTGTTCAATCACATTAATTGCATATTTTTTGCCCTACTCTATAAACCCCGTTAAGATTAAAATTTCTTTGAACCCCTGTGCAATCGTTTTCCATAACTCCTGCGGTAAATGCTTGCCCGGTTGGAAGTCCAAATACATTTGCTTCTAAAATAGTTGAGCAATTACAGTTTAATTCCTCTTGCGGAGTTGTGCTTGTTTCATCTGCTGAACAGCTAGATAAAGCTATTGCTAGTAATAAAATTATTCGTTTCATAATTCAAAGGTATTAATTATTTTCTAATGTTTTACTTTTTATTCTAACTCGTACCCAGTCGGTAACATTTGACTTTGGATCTAAATCAATTATATCATCGTAAACGGTGTTATCTAAATCGTCTTTTCTGCAAATTTGCCTAGCGTGCCGAGCATCGATATTATGCTCCATTCTAAAATTGTCGTAAACCCCTTTATCTGTGGTTAAAATTGCAATCATATTATTTAGTTATTGTATAGTAAGTTATTAAATCGTTTTTTAAAGAAATATTTTCATTTGTTAATCGCTCTATTTTTGCATCTTTTATTTTGTTCAATTCTAAAGCCGATTTTAATTCATTCAGCATTATAGCGTAGCTTTCAAAAGTTGGATTATTGTCGCTCATTTTCAATTTGTTTAAGTTCGTTTTCTCTAACTATTTTTATCTCACGCTGGATATAATCAAGTGCCTTTTCTAAATCGATTAAATGCGTTCCTTTTTTTCTGGCACGTGTTATGTACTTAATAACGTTTCCCTCGTTAAAATTAAGGTCGTTGTCGCTCACGAACTCTATAACATCGTATTGCTGCGGGTAATGTAGTGGAATCATAATTTTATTTTTAAAAATTTCTAATAATTCGTGGTATAAATAAGTTTCATCAAATTTGCTTTTGCCGTATAATCTTTCATTTCTGTAATTTCTATTTCTGTACGGATAATTGTCGTCTAACCAAGTTTCAAATTTCATTTTTTATCTGATTATTGGCACTTTTTTACATTTACTGCCGTTTTATAGGTTTTATTTCTTTTTTAAACTCATTAAAATTGTGGCTCTCTGACTGGCGCAACTTAACTTGTGATTGTTTTCATCTTGTCCGCAATATTTACAAATTCCATTATGCCAAAATAAATCGCAGTTGTACGCATCTGCTTCTCGGTTGGTGTTAATGTATGTTTGTCTAAATCCTGCTGGAGCAGTAAATCGATAACAAATTTCTTTTGACGGGCAAAGGTTGTCGTTGCATTTTGAAATATCACTCATAGCTTTTCAATTTCTTTTTTTACTTTTTGCCAATATTTATTAGGAATGCTCCCCTCATACCAAACTACATTTGCTTTCAATATATCATCAACTGAAAATAAAACGCATTGTTTAGCCATATCCTTGTTTAGTTTTACTGATATAGGAACTCCATTCCAAATACCAAATTCCATTAAATCAGTATATTTTTGTAATAACTGCTTTGCCTTTTCTTTTGGTGTCATAAATTATCTAATATTTTTCGAGTTCCCTCGTGGTTAAACTTCTGTACAAAATTATCGTTGTAATCAAATTCAAATCCGAATAGGCTCAAATCGTCGGTGTAAATAAAAAAATAGTACCAATGCCAATGTTCAACTTTATTAATCCATTTACTGGCTATCTGTCCGTTTTTAGCAATACTTAATAAGCGATAAGGTCTGCCTAACTTTGAAAGTTTTGGCGTAATTGATAAATTTAATTCAGATGGTTTCATCGTGTATAAACTTCTCTAATTTCGTAATTTTCATAACCTTTCAACTCTGCTCTTAATTTAGCGTGTTCTTCGGTTCTGTAATAATTTTCAGAATGTTGGTTCTGCTCTGTCCAGATGTAAAATTGTTTTCTCATAATGTTATATTTTAATGTTTGAGCAAATATTAAAAGAATTTTTTAATTGAACTAATTATTTAACATAAAATCGATTCTTTAAAATCCTCTAGTGATCTAACCAAAAAATATTTAAAGCCTAATTGTTCTACTTTTTTCTGAAAGTTAATTTGTACTGGGGATTGTATTCCAATATCTGTCTTAATTTCGACAAAAATAGTTTCGCCATTTGGTTTTAAAACAATTAAATCAGAAACTCCAGCCATCAATCCGGTTGCCTTTAATTTTTTGGCTTCAATTATATTTCGAGATCCGCCATTTGGCACCGCAAATATCAATCCTTTGCCATTTATTTGATATTCATTTTTAAAAAATACTATGATTTTTGCTTGTAATACGTCTTCTTTGTTCATTTTTTTTCTTACTTTTTAAAAAACCTTACCTTTTTTTCTTAGTGTTTATGCGGGTTTATAACTAAAGTAAGGGGGTAAGGTTTTTTTGTTTTCAAACTATTATTATTTACTATCAATTATTCATTATGTAGTAATATAGTATTACTTTTTATATTCTCATATATATTTAATTAATAATTTATCTTACCACCTTACCTTTGTCCTTAACGCTACTAAAATAAGGGGTTAAGGGGTAAGGTTTTTTTTCTTACCTTTCCTTACTTTCCTTACCTTTTAAAATGGGACTTCAATATTATTTTGTTCAAATGTGGCTGTTTTCCACAATAAAATTCCGTGCTTAACTACTCCGTGAAGTTTAATTGATTTGTAAATCAATTTATTTTTAGTAAAAATATCCTTAATATCGTACTTTGATACGTTTGTTGCGGAGTTAATATTTAGATAATTTAGTATATCACCTTGATTCATTACTATTTTTTCGCTTTTTTCTGTCGTTTCTTCAAGCGAAAAGTGATTAAAAAATATTTCTTCAATTGGATTGATGTCTATATTTTCAATTGTTTGGCTATTTAGATACTCTATATCATCTGATTTATAAATTTTCCAATCAAAGCCAGCGCGCCATAATTTAAACGCTTCACGCCAAAGTGAATCGGTGTCAATCTTTATCATTTTATCATAATCAATTGATGAAACATTGCAAGGTAATAGTCTTCGGTTTCCTGTTACGTCTTTTAGTACGTTTGCCTCGTTTGTAGTTCCTGCAAGTGTAGCGCGTCTTTTTATTTTTGTGTAGTATGCTGAATATGGAAGTCTAATATCAATCCAGTTAGTATCGGCCACGCGTTTAAAATCTTTTACATCTTTTGTGGCCAATCCTCCAAATTCATCATCAAAACATATTAATCCTTTTGCTAGATTGTACATTGAATCTTTATCATTTGCATCAATCTTTTTTTCAATTAGATAATCTTTTAAATCATCCGGAAGTAGATTTCTAAAAAATGATGTTTTTCCGGTGCCTTGCTTTTGGCCACAAAGAACAAAAGTTAAAGGACTTACTTTTGTTTCACTTAACGGACTTATCCAATTGTGAACGGTGCCTACTATCCATTTTTTAAACGCCCATCTATTATAATCGCTTTGTGGTTGCACACAGTCGATATAAGCGTCTATTTCTCCATCTTTGTACTCTTTTATACTGAAGAACGAATTAAGCGGGTTAAAGTCTCTTGTAGCATCTGAATTAATAATGTCGCGAACGTCTGATTTAGAAACATTAAAATCTAAAACCTTGCAGGCTGTTTTATAAATAGAGTTTAATTTATGATCGTCAATTACTACTTCATCGATTTTAATTTCGTTCGTAATAATATTGCGCTCAGGTGCATAATTTTCAATTATAAAATTTTCAAGTTTGGCCATATTCGATAAGTCTTCAAATACTTTAAACTCGGTTTTTGATTCAATTAAATCTTTAATTAACTTTTCATCTGGTGTAAATTTTTGTATTTTAAGAACTTTTGCAACGCTTTCAATCGTGGCTTCCCCTTGTGCCTTTTGGACGTTTACCGCTTTAATTGTAGCCTTTGTATTATCACTGTATATTTCAATTCCAGCTTCTTTAACGTAATGATAAAAAGTTGCAATTGTTATATTGCCATCTTTACAAAAATTTTTATAATGTTTTTCAATTGCTTGCAAATCATACTTTTGGCCACTTTGACAAATAGCCTTAAAATAATCTAATCCTGACACTCCAAATGTAGATCCAATTGCAAATCCAATATCGCAGTATCTTTTATAATCATCCTCGCAAAGGTCAATATCTTTTACTTTATCAATTATTTGGCTAAAATCATCTTTAACAAAAATAAAGTTTTCTTTTTTTACTTCTTTTTTTATTTTGCTTTTTGCTATAAACTTCTTTGATTTATCATTTTGAAATAGGTAAGGATCAAAAGATAAAAATCTTAATCTATTTGGGTTTTTGCAGGATTGGTCAATTACTAGATTAAAATTATCCCAATAGTATTGCCCTAAATCGTTAAATGATTCTAGGAATTTATTAGCGTTAATTTTTATAAATACGCAAAGGCCATCGCCTCCAAAGGAACGGTGCGAAATAAATGTATATTGATCCGCATTAATTTTATTAACTAACGCCAAATCAACTTCATCATCAATATCCAAAACTATAAGGCCATTCATTTCCTTTATATTGCCTTTTGTCTTTTCGCCTTGATTCATTACAGCGGAACCAGTTATGCAAGGCATCTTTGTTTTTAATGCTTTATACTTCGCCTCATCTTTTTTTACTGCTCGCGCTTTAAGAACCAGATCTTGATACTTTCCTTTTACAATCATTTCGCAATAATCATCAAATGAAATATCGACTTTCTCTTTGGATCCTATCGAATTGTAGAGGCTAAATTTAGTTTGTGTTTCCATATTTTTTATTATAAGATTGTTTTAGTATTTTGTTGCAGTAGTTTTTATAAATCACATTTTTACCTTTTGGCAAAATTGAGTTTATAATCTCACGATAAAAGGGTTTCAAAAATACATCAAATCTTTGTTGAAAATTTCCTTTTTTGTGATGAAATAAAAAATCATCGTGTTTAATATCGCTTTTATCTAAAAATTGAACCCACTTTTCTGATAAAATTTTTAAGGCTTGGTAATCTGTAACTCCTTTATTTATAAAAAAGTTAATGTCAATTGTGGGAGGTTTTAATTTTGCTTTTTGTCCGTTAATCCTAAATTGTTGCTTTTCCCTTTCAAGTTCAATTTCTAGCGGTTCCGGAACGTGGCCACAATTTGGACATTCTTTTTCTTTTTCAGGATAAGTAAATCCGCACTCTTCACACTCCTGTTGTGGTTCAATTATAAATTTAATTTTGCGATCTGAAAATATCTTTTTCCAGTCTCTATTAAAAGAAAAAATCTGATGTTCGTCTACATTATTACCTCCATCAATAATAATGATTTTATCTTTATGTATTTTATCTGTAATTCTGGCACCACGCCCACAAATTTGAACCCATAAAGCTAGACTTTTAGTTGCGCGCGCTACCATTATACATTCCACGTCGCAAACATCGAATCCTTTAGTAAAGCAACCTGTGTTGATTAGTATTGCATCCGGAGTATTTTTAAACCATTGTATAATTTCATCGCGTTCATTTGGGTTATTATTTACACTATCATAAGTCTTTACATTTTTAGCAGAAAATAACTCCGCGAATATTGCATTTGTTTCAGTTGATGAAGTAAATATCATTGTCTTCTTATCTTCGCAATAGATTTCGTATGTAGATAATAACGCCCTTTGATATTCCGGATCTTGAAAAACTTGCTTCATTGATTCTGCGGTAAATTCTCCGCTACTATCTACTTTAAGGCCAGAATAGTCAAAATCAATTAATTCATTTTGATCTTGTACTAAGTATTTATTATCAATTAGCCATTTGATTGGTTTGCCACAAATGATATCATCGTAAACATCGGCCATACATTCCACCGCAGTTGTATCTTCATCAATTTTATATCTCTTTAAACGTACTGGAGTAGCTGTAAATCCAATAATTTTACAATCTTTAAGGTATGGAAATAATTTGTTAAATATCCAAACGTGGCATTCATCAACAACGCAGTAATTAAAAGCAGGCATTTTGTCGCGTCTATTCCAAAGACTTGAAACCATTGCAACAATCACTTTGTTTTGTGGGAATACTTTATTTCCTGCCAGGACCATTCCAACGTCAATACCTTGCTTTTTAAAAGTCTCGTTTGTTTGATGTACTAAATCAATACTATCAACTAGAATTAAAGTTTTAGCATCTAGTTGCCTAATCATTTCGGTAAAGATTACTGTTTTACCTGCCCCGGTAGACAGTTGAACGCAAAGTTTATCAACTGTTTTTAGCTTTTCAAATATACCATCTAGAAGTTCTTGCTGGTATGGCCTTAATGTCTTTATCATAAAAATAAAAATGCCCACAATTTCAAGCGGGCAGGCTTTACTCTTGTGAGCTTTTTAAAATTTCTTAATTAGTATCGAACCTGCCCGAACAATACAAATGCAAATATAAAAAAAAATGGCACGCAAAATTAATCACGTGCCTTTTTTTTAATTAAAAAGGAAGTCCGTCAAAGTCTGGTATGTCAACCACATCAATTTTGTTTTCTATCGGAGTTGATTCTTTCATATTACCAAAATAGAACTTGTCCTCTTTTCCTGCTCCTTTAAAGTTTGATTGAAAAGAAGCTACATTTCCAAATTTATCAACTTCATCGTTAACGTACAATCGCACGTTTAAATAGATTTTTCCGTTTTCGGATTTACTAAATGCTTTGTTACCACTTTTAGCTTGTTCAATTAATTTACTAAAATCGATTGAACCATAATAAGACTGCGCCATAAATAAAAAATTAAAGATTAATAAAAATTGTTTCTTGTTGTTGTGTTATGTTGTATTTGGTTTTAACTTGCTCCAATGAAAAGCCACCATCTTTAGCCTTTTTTAGTATTTCAGTTGTGGCGTTTGGTTTTGGTTCAACTGCCTTTTGTCCATCGTCATCATCTGCGCCAACGCAAACAAATGATTGAAGCGAATATCTACGTGCGTAACTTATTCCGCTGCCTTGCGCTTGTGCATCGTTTATTTTGTTGTAAACTATTTCGGTTAATGATTCTAGCATTTCGCCAGTTTCGTGAAGCAAAATAGTCTTAACAAAGTTTTTACCATCTACGTGAACAATCGGCTGCAATACGCTAATTCCGTTTGCATTTAGCGTTGGTATTACTGCCTCACGAATAGCGTTTAAATCTGCGTATTTGCTTTTAAAGAATGGATTTGTAGCACCTTTTTTCGGGTTGCTCATTTCTGACTGTGCTTTTAATAAAGCGGTTGCAATGTTTTTCATAAGATAAGATATTAATTGTTATGTCTAAGATTAAATAAATATTTCTGTGTTTCTTCTTTTGCTTTGCGTTCAGCTTTTTTATAAGCTAGATATTTCACATCGTCTTTGTGGTTTTTCCACTCGTTTAATTCCCTAACTTCTACATAAGTAAATAACGCCCTTGTGTCGTTATCTAAGTTGTTAAAGTCATCTTCTCGCATACGCAAGAACATTTCGTTATTTGCGCTCATAATCTTGTATTTCAGTTATTAGTTCCGCCAAATGTTCATCTGTTATAATCTCGGTTACATCTCTACCTGACAAAGTTTGGATAGATAGTATTTCAATCTCGTTACCTAGATATACATCGTACTCAATTGAAAGGTCTTGAAAAATCTCTTGTTTGCTCATAATGTTTAATTAAAAAATCCTAACTTAAATCCTACGGGTCAGCATAGGCAAAGTCAGGATAGATTATAGTTTTGTTTCAATCTCTGACCAGATTGTTTTGCAAATATAAAAAAAAGTTTTTAATCTGCAAATATAAATGAAAAAATATGCTCGATAACTGGTAAAGTCCAACCATCGCCTAGAAGTGACATTGATTTTTTCCAAGGCAAAATATTTGTATATCCATCATTAAAACCTTGCAGTCTTTCTAATTCTATTTGGTTAAAATATCTTATAAAACCATCTTCTTGAATTATATTCATAAAAGATTTTTTGTGCCTTTTCCTTAAAAATAATTGTGCAATATTGCTTTTTACATCTTTATAAACATAAGAAATACTTGTATGTTGCAATAATGCAAATGCTTTTTTATCAACGGATTTTCCACTTGTTAAAATATTTTGTAACACTATATTTTTATCTATTGGTTGTGGAATATCTGTAACAACATCAAACATTGTTTCTTTTGTTCTTATATTGCTCCAGTAGTACCTATCTCGAAGTTGTGCAGTCAAAAGCGAACTGTTAATGCGTACTGGGTAAACTCCCAACGCTCGGCTCATAATCCCTACATCTAATTTACTTGCGCTACCGACATTCTCCTGGAGAAATAATACTTTAGGATTGAGTGCTTTGATGTGCTCTAGTATATCAACAAAAGTAAAAAACAAACTAGATTTTTTACCGTTAATTCCTGCACGTTTGCCAGCTGCACTTAAATCTTGACAAGGACTTCCGCTTAAAACTAAATCAATAGTTTTCCAGTCAATATCCCACTCACGCCACTTGGTAACATCCCCAACTTGAATAGTGTCGGGGAAGTGATGTTGAGTAAGTTCTATTGCATAAGGCTTTATTTCACTTGAATAGTATTTTTCAACTTTGATGCCTACATTTTCAAGTGCTTGCCTACCTGTATTCATTCCGTTAAATAGACTTAGTACATTCATAAATAACTTTTTGCAGTATAATTTAACTTGCTCTCAACTAAAATACATTCATCGTTCTGCTCCCACTCGTCTAAAATTCTGTTAATTTTTTTAGAACTAATACCCATTCGATTAATAAATGTTTGTCTACCAAAGTACTCAAATCTAAACCATAACTCAATGATGGTTATTTTAAAACTACTGTAATCTTTTCGTCTGTCCATTACTCCCAATTATTAAAGTTATCTTTCCAATCTTCATCCCAAACTTGGACTATTTCATCTATTTTAGTGATGGTATAATAAAAGAAAATGCAGTAAAATAAAACGTAAAAAGCTATTGCGCCCGAAATAAACGGGTGCGTGTCTATGAAGTTGAATAGTGTTTCCATTAGTATAAGTTATTAAGTTGAGCAATAGGGTTCTGGAATATCTCGTCAAAGACTTTAGTCGCCTGGTCTAGTTGTCTATTTTCTAAAACTTCTGCATCTTGCACTTCCCAATCGTTTATAAGTGCTTGCATTAATTCTCTAGCTTGTCTGAGTTCATTGTTTAAACGCTCATTTTCTTTTCTTAATGCGTTTAATTGTTCCGCTTGAAATCTGATTAAATCTTCCATTATTCTATGTCTTTTAAAAGGTTAGATATTATTGTTGCAAGTCCGTTTGTGTCTTTCATTCCATCTGCTAGGAACTTAATTTCTTTTAGATAAAATTCAGCATCCATTGCTCTTTTCATCAAATCCATTTTTTCGTTAAATAAATCGTTCGCTAGTTCTTCGTATCCGTTTGGATCGTTGTTCTCAACTTGGTTCGCTGGGTGCAGTGAGTTTCCAACTCCTAACACATCGTGGTCGTAATTGCTCATTAGTATCTAAATATTATTTGCGTTAGAAACCATACTGCTGCGCCAAATGCAATTAAATACTGCCAATCGTTTTTTTGAAATCTGTTCATCTTAAATGTTTTTTAAAGTTTGATGAGGCAAATATAGAATCTAAATTGTAATAAAAAAATTTTTTTATATAAAAGTTTCTTTGTAAGTTTGCAAAATGAAAATATCTCACATCAATACAATCGAAAATCCTAAGTTTATAATAGTGCGGCAATATGATAATTGTATTGTAACTTTGCCGAGTAATTTTCGAGTAGTTGAGGAAAATGCAATTGGCTGCTGGCGTGTGCGGATCATCGATAAAATACCAAAGGAATATAAACAAACAAATAATATATTATGGCTGGACGTCCAAAAAAAGGAATAGATAAAAGAGTAGCTTATAA